GGTATTGAGCTTGCTGGCCGTAGCGTAATGCTCTTTCACGCGCTAGTTGTAGCTGTTGTTCGTAGTCTGTCATTAAAATAATCCTTTAATGAAATTCCCGCCCAAAGAACCGCCGCCAGCGACAGGAAGCCCTGCAATTCCCATCCCTAAACTTAACAAACCACCCAAGGGGTTAGATGCTTGCTCTGCGTTGTAGGCGTTCAATTGTGCGCCGTATTGCGCGTTTGCAGCATTCAGGTAATCAGGTCCTTGTGTAGCGTTTTGCAGGGCAAATGACTGGAACTGGGGCGCTTGTACTTGGTTGCCAGATCGCAGCGCATTAATCAGGTTGAGCGGCCGGTCTTGCAGATAAGCCTGTTCTTGAAGCGCCGCCGCACGGTTAGCCCGGTCAAGACTAATGCCTTGTAAAGCCGCTTGCGTCATCAGATCGTTGGCTTGCTGGTTTTGAATTGCCATCTCACGCGAAAATGCGTCAGAACCGAGACCAATGCCAGTATTAGCCAGCCGTTGCCGGGTGGCTTCTTCTTGCGCTTGTAACTGCGGCCTAAGTCTGGACAATATAGCATCTTGTGCGGTTTGGCCGACATTAATGCCTCTGGTTGGTAGGCCGCTAACGTCTAGCTCAGGGTTTTCAAATATCTGGCGGGCGCGGTCAAATCCAATATTTGCAACCTGACCGTATTTGCGGTTTAGTGCTAATTGCTCGTCGAGTGCGGCCTGGGCTTCCGGGGTCAGATTGGTGTATTGTTCCCATTGTTCACCTTGGGTCATGAAGTCTTGTTCTTGTGGGCGTATAGGCGCGTTTTCTGGCCGAACGGCACGCCCTTGTATTTGCGCAAAACCTGAATTGGCAGCAGCACCAGGAGAATCCCCGCCGTCATAATACGTAGGCGTTTGTGGTTGTTGTGGGGCGTTATAAGCCGCCAAGTCTTTGTTGTACTTTTCAAGCGCGGCATTGTATGCACTTGTATTTAGGCTGCCGGTAGGCTTTCGAGTATAAATCAACGATCCCCAAGGGGTGTATTGATTTATTCGATTAGCTTGAGTGGCGTACCTTGCGGCCTCTAGGTTGCCTGCAGCCGTTTCTCGTGCGGCTTTTTCGTAATCTGGCGCCGGTGGCGGGCTTGATTTACCCATGGTATTTCCCTTTAATATATTTACATTCGTCCTTGAACATTCGGAACAAATATATATCGCCATCAGGGATAGCCTGCGCTAAAGTGGATTCTAGCGCAAAGCCCATCTGCCTGACAAGCCTTATACATTTTTCATTTGTTGACGCGACTGGCACCGTAATTCGTTTTACGTTTAGCTGGTTAAACGGGTAGTCAAAAATTATGTTAAGAAACTTTCTATTTGCCCAGTTTTCTTCACCAGCGATATGGCACACGATATTTGTTCCAGAATAGTCTTCGTAAATTACGCCAGCGTTTAATTTTCCGTCTTTAACCTGGCCAATTGCAGTACCGCGTCTAGGCGTCCATTCGCCGCCTGCTTTTTCGAGTACCCATTGCCCGACTATTTCGGCGTCAAAGCACAGAGTTTGCAGGCTGGTAGACATAATCGACATTGGTGAATCGTACTTCTGCCCCGTTATTTTGCACTTTTAATCTAAGCGCAGCAGAGTTTGCCACCGCGCCAACAGTATTCCAGCCCGTCGTTGAGCGTAACCCACCACCCCAAACCATCGTACCCCATGTCATCGAACTCCACACCATACCTGTGGGCGCGACAAAATTTAACGTACCTTGTGGTTCTTGTGCCAAGTAGTTTGTATTCAGCCCATAAACAGCAGTCGGGTTTCCGCTCGTTAAAATGTACGGGCGCACCATCGTGAAATACTTGTTGAATGCCTTATTGCCAAAGTGACCGAAGGCGGGCAAACAATCAGCTTGAATAGGCGCAGATACGTCAACATTTGATACCCACGCTTTGTAGATTTTGGTGTTGTCTGCGTAATAAAGCCCAGTTGAGGCACGCAACAACACGTTCGCATTCCAGCCGGTGAACTTAGTCCATGCGCCGGTTATTGTGTTTTGTGCAAACTGATACGCCCCGCCAGTAGCCGGTACGTTCAATAACATCATGTTTTCTTCAGGGGTAAGGCACAATTGCCACCCGAATGCTGACGAGAAAGAATTTGCCGCTATTGAGACACTATTTTGTATATTGTCCGTCAAAGCAACTCGCCTATCGACACTGGCAGACAATAGCCCTCTACCCAAAGGGAATACACCCTCGGTCGTATTGACAGCCAGATCGCCGCCGTACTTTGCCGCGCATCGTCTGCCTAATGGCCTTCCGAGCTGAAACACTCCAATGATCGAAAAATCACCGCCAGACCCCGGATTACTCCCCCGGTACACCGCTACCTCGCCATTAGTCGATAGCACGACAAAGTGATCGTCAGCGCCGGCGCCAGCGTCAACTGTCCATGTATAACAAGCCTGAATTGAACCGCCATTCCTAAACACGCTGGCTAGGTCGAGAGTTCCAGCCGCGCCCCCAACCTGACCGACCGGCAAAAACGCCACAGTCATACTGTTTCTGACGACAAAGTACAGCCGCGACTTAAACACGCAAACGTGCACCAGGCTAGTAGTCGTCACGCCAGTAATCGAAGGCGACGACGCACCATCAATGGCCGTCCAAGTGGTGCCGTTGAATAACTGAGGCTTATCTACCCCGTTCACTAAGTACAGAAAAGACCCACCAGCGGTCGTCACGTTAGCATCTTGCCATTGCGCCGAAGTCTGGCCGGTAACAACTGCTGCGCCGACCGTTCCAGCGGTTGTTACGTCAAATATAGACCCGCCAGCCGCTGCAAATAGCTTTGACGCGCCTGACGTTGGAAGATACTCGACCAGCGTTTGCACTGGGTTTGTAAAGCCGGTAACGTGGTTTGCGCTACCTTTTCTGATGCCCAAATAGCCCGGATATGGCCACCAGTTATCAAGAATCAGCGCATATTCAGCAGGCATGTCGGCAATGCTGTCGCGGTCATTGAGACCACCAACCGGGGCGGGTATAGAGGTAGCGCGTGCTGTTGCCATTATTTTCTCGGTTTATATATGTATTCACTTCCTAATGGCTCTGTAATGTCATCCAATACATCCTTTAACCTTACTTGCTTTTTGATTACGTGACCAGTTCCTGCGTAATCTTTAGCTAGTTGCAAATTATCAGTCACAAAGTCACCCGCGTTTATTTGCAGCTGGTTTTTTGGGGCGCCTCGATAAATTGTTATGAATTCATCAGGATGAGCTTTCATTGTTTTATCTAAAGTTGTTATATTTTTACCAAGTAGCGCATTTGCCCTTAGCTCTGGGGTGTATTTTGTAAACACATTTCCTGTAGGATTTACGCTTTCAAGTATTTGTGGCGAGCCATGCCATACAATCGCCCCGCGTTGTCCAGCAAAGCCGGGGGTGTTTAACGTAGCTGGTGCCATAGCGTTTTCAATTGCGCGGTTAGCACCTGCCGCTATTTGTGGGGCTTTGGCTGTGGCCGCCATAGGCACGACCATCCCCAAAGTTTCGCCTACGGTTTTCGGTATTCCTTCCTGTACCGGGATGGTCAACCCTACATCCTCCATCCAGCGCGAGCCGCCTAATGCATTCTCAGGAACAGGCACGCCCATTTTGCGAAGCCCGGCGGCTATTAAGTCCACCGGCGCAGAGACACCGCTTGCTATGGTGTTTGAGGCGCTTTGTGCGGTATCTCGCAACGCTTTAATCAGGGCTTTTTTGTCCATATCAGCCTGGGAAATTTCCGTCTTGAATGTTCCACTCGGTCAATAGAATATTACGCGGGAATGAGCCGAGTGACAATTTTTGTGCCGATTTATCCTGCGCTTTTATGGTATCAAACATGGCGCGAAACTCGGAAACGTCAAAACTTGCGTCCAAGCCTTTCGCGGCCTTCCATTGTACTTTTAGACCAGTTAGCATCAGCGAATCATCAAACATTGACACGTCTGTGTCAGCTTGGTATTTGTACCGATAAACACCGCCGCCAGCATCAATCCAGTTTTTCGAGACATAGAAAAACGAAAGGTTAAGATCACCAGTAGCGGGGTCAACCTCGACGAAGTTATTGGCTATTCTGAAACGAAGGTTGGGGCCTTGGCTGATGATGGCTGATTTGTATATCTGCCACTCTTGAGTAGTCGCCGGGCCTATCAGCGGCCATCGTGACGTTCTATCCCATTCGGTCTGCGGTATTTGTCTGAGCCAGTCAGTAGGCAGTGCATATTGCGACTGCCCCTGTACCGTGGTGAAGCTGTACTCTTTATTGAGTTTCTGCCACTCATATTGCCGAGAAATGTCACGTCCGAGCCTGTTTGCCAGCGCCAGCAATTGAACAACTTGCGGGTCTGTATTGCCGACAACAAAGCTCGGACTTGATAACCCCAACTCGCCGGTGACTTGTTGTATCAGTTCGAGCAGGGTGTAATTCATTTATTCCTCAATTTCTTCTTTGCGCGGTCGCCCACGTTTGATTTCAGGGTTTTGCAATGAAGCTTTCAGCGCTTCAAACTCTTGTTTAAGCTTTTCGTTTTCAGCTTGTAATGCGCTAATCGGCGCATTCCCTGCCGCAGCAGCTAAATAGTCACGCGCTTTTTTGCGTAATTCCATCCAGCCTATTCCAATACGCTGTAATGCGGCATCATTGACTTCGGCCAAATTTTCAACAGTGCGAATGCCAAAATACTCGGCTTCTTTACACTGAGACTTTGTGACCTGCGGCCATTGTGCCAGAGGCGTTCCAACCACTTCGCCAGCCAATCCCGCCTCAAATTCACGCCATTGACGGTTATATTTTTGCTTGTAATGATCGTCTGCCTTCACTTCAAGAATGTTCAAACGATCGCCCGGGTGTTGAATACGGATAAAAGGCATTTCCTTAAAAATAGGACGGCCAGCCTTTTCACTTTCGTACTTCAACTCAACGGATTCCATGAAAAATTCTACAAAACTGCCGGATTGAGGATTGCTCATATCGACTTTCTAAAATGCCCGGAGGCGGTTGATAAAACAGGGGCGCGAAGCCCCTGCCCTTAATACGTAACCCAGTTAAGGTTATTTCGACCTAAAAAACGACCTTGACCACCGGCAGCAATAGAAAAACCTGCGTTAGCAGCCAAAGCGTTAATAGCGCCACCCGTTCCCGGGTAGACTAATAAAGCGTTAGCGCCAAGGTTTTTCACGGTCACATCAGCACCTGGCTGTGCCGGAGGAAGAATAACCCCCGTACCAGCCGCCGCCGTAGTGACTATGCAGTGATCGCCGGTCAACAATACCGCAGTGCCTTGTGTTGAACCGGCAGCTGTAATGTTGTCTTGCACATCACCACAGATTTGCGTGGCAACGGCAGCAGGTAGGCCAACGCCGCACAATCTTTCAGGATAAGGCATATAACCTCCTTAAACAGAAGCGACAGAAAACCAGCCGCGATCACCCGTAGCCATAGCGACCGCAGGCGAACGGTATGAACCGCCCGTAGCAGTCGCCAAGAACGTGGTGGCGTTCACAGTGCAGTCGGCATCGCTGGCGGCAATGGTGGCGTTAGCCTGTGCGTAAACATAACGACGACCATCAGAACCAAAGACTTGAGTACCCAATTGCGGTGCATCTTCTGCGCCAGAAGCGGGACCAACATCAGCGGCCAGAGTGATTGTATTGAAATCACACCCCATAACCGGGGTAACGGTAAACGGTGCAGCCATTTTAATTCCTTTCAGAAAAAGGGGCTTACGCCCCGTTTATTTAGTCAGTCAGAACGCCTTGATAACGAGGACCAGAACTGGTCAAGTTACCTGCCCATCCAATTAAGCGCACCATTGCGTCTTGGTTGACGGACATACGGTCGCCGCCAATAGGAACAAAGTTACGGTCGCGGTGGGGACGGAAAAAGATGTACTTGGTGTTTAGGAAATACATGCGGTTAGTGTTCAATTGACCACCAATGCCGCCATCCAGATACACGTCGCAGTTGAAACCAGCACCGAAGTATTTCAGGCTAGTAAAACCGGCACCAGCAGACGCTTCTGAAGTAATACGCTGAATTGCTTGCAGCGATTCCAGATAGAAACGATAGTAGTTGTTACCAGCGACGATGATGTCAGGACGGTCGGCGCCGCGCACCAACTGAACGGCCACGCGGTTCATGTATGACTGAATGTTAGCTACAGAAGCAGCAGCGCCGCCATCGGTAGTAGCATCAAAAGCAACGTTACGCCAGAACGAGTAATTGGCGCGGTTAATGCCACCGTAAGTACCAGAACCTGGCGAAGCCGCTACCGCTAAAGCCAGGCCAGTAATGTCCTTGCCGCCGTTACCAGTACCGTCCGAATAAATACCGGCGCTGATGTCATTCATCAGCTGAGATTCTGCAACCTGGACACGACCCTCTAGCAAGTCAATGATCTGCTCTTTGCCGGAGTTTTGCAGCATTTCCAGACCGCTCATTGAAACAGCAGCGGAATATTGTTTAATATCAAACTGGGCAGCAGAAATGGGGCTATTTGGGGTAATGTCAATAATGTCATACCCTGAGTATGAGCCAGCATTTTCTGTTGCCGGGTCGTTATACATAATCTCTTGAGTGATTACATTACCGCCGGGAAACGGCTTGACGTTACCGCGCTCTTTGAGTTTGTACAAAAGCGCGTTGTTGTTGGTGGTGTTGTCGGCTAAAACGCCGGAACGAGATTGAATGGTGGTTGCGACAATGTCGCTTAAACCTGCAAAAGTGGCCATGGTCGGCTATCCTTTCAGTTAGAATCAAATTGCGCTGCAATAATGTCACGCAGCGAACCCTTAGTACCGGGCTGAACCCCACCAGAAACAGGACTAGAGCCTTTTACACTTACCGCAGCGGTTCTCGCTTTTTGCGCCTGTGCTTGCTCTAATGCTTTCTTTTGGGCTTCTGCGCGTTGCTGATCTAACAGGGATTGCCTGATATCTTGACGCATCCATACAGCCATGTCGTACGCTTCTTCTAGTGTTTTGGCTTTGCCGGTTTCCAGCAGGTCGGCCATATCACCGCGCACAGCGTCGAAATGCGCTTTGTCAGCAGTCGCAAACTTGGTTAATTCGGAATTAGCCCTAGC